TCAAGAAAATTAAAAACTAGTTACATTAAAAGTAATATCAAATACAAAAAAAGCTCACCGATTGGAGAGCTTTTAAAACATTTTGGTGCAACGCTTATAACTTCGTCCCACCATATCACAAATCTAAACCAAGTGTGCTGCACTGTCAAGATTGCAACACCTCAATTTTTCCATCCAAATATGCCAAGCCTTTATCAATCTCAGCACGTACCTTTGCTTTACTACATCTATGCACATTAGCAATTGTTAGATACGACCAATTATTTTCATAATAAAGTATTAAAAACCAAGCCCTTTCTTGTAAAAATTCCCTATTATCGTTATGCATTTTAGCCAAGAGTTTGCTTACTTCAACTGCCTCATAATCTTCAATTTCGCATGGCATAGAGACCTTACTTGATCTAATTCTAGTTGTGTCATTTTGGTCAATTAGACATGCTAAAGGATTAGCAGAAACTTTAAATTTTGTTGATCTTACCCATAGACCATATTGTTCCAACCATTGATGAGCAGAACGTTTAGACCAATCCATTGTCTTGTTATTAACTTTTGCATTCATGTTTAAACTTCCCTCACATCAATATTGTGAACTGTTTTCATCAGGTGTTTCTTATTTCGGTAACTCGGTAGCTTGCGTGTAGCTATAGACTTCACATCTTCAACAACGTATTCACCTGCTGTCGTGAAATAAGTGAAATCGGCAAAATATCTAAGTGCTGGTTTAGCTCGTTTCTCCCCTTCTAATTTTGTCTTCGGTGCCAATTCAAATTTTGTGTGATGCTGCAATTCTTTAATTTCACCTCGTTGTTGTAGAGCCTTTAGCTCGATATACCGTTTGTATTCTTTAGTACTGTCAAAAGTCATTCCATCCAATTTAATTTTCGAAGCATTAAACTTGTTTCGACCCTTTTTCTTTTGAACTTTCGGGCATGTAAGGCGGTAATCAGCAAGGCTCATTGATGTCATTTAGGCTCACCACCATTGAGCACTTGCTCTAAAGCTTTAAAGGTTCGAATCATTGCCATTTGTAGAAATTCATGATTGCCGCGCATGTCCCCTTCAACATACTGCAAAGCATATTGAGTCTCCTTTAATGCCCCATCTAAACGCTTTTGCAATTCCACTACTTTCGCTTGCTGGTGCTGCCATGCTTCCTGCCAAATTGCCCATTTCTCGTTAAATGAATCGAGGTGAAATGCGTAAAGCTTTCTTTGACCGTTTAAAACATATCGACCAAGCTCCTCATCAAAATCAACCGCGTCTCTAAATAGCCCAATCCAGTACTTTTGCTTCTCAAACTCTTCTCTACACTTATCCATTCTTCACCCCAATCGATTAAGCTTGTAAGCTTCGTTAATGTGAACTTCAGTTACTTTGCAATTCGGCGAAATGTGGTTTTCTGGTTTGTCTAATACTTCGCAGTCAATGCGGAGCCCTATCTGCTTTTCTGCTTCAGTTGCTTTGCGATACCTATCAAGTTTCTTCTTAGCAATTGTTATGATTCCAAAGTCTTTGCTAAAGCCATGAAAGTAGTGCTTATGTTCGTACAGCAGCTCAACAAGACCTGAATTAACAGCCGTTTGATTAACTAGGATGTCGCCTTTTTTAAACTCACTCATGGCTGACTCCTTAAAACATATTGCTTTGCCATGCGCAGAACATCTCCACGGCTTTTAAACTTAGGACTTCTTAAAACATCCCCTGTCTCACTATCAAATTCAGATAATTCCCAAAAGATAAATTCTCTCAACAAGCTGAAAGCATCTTCACAATCCCATTCGTTATATTCAAAACTCGACTGTGACCAGAACATAGCTGTGCCTTTTAAGACTCCACACATGGTTGCGTCTTCTCTATCAGCAGGCATAAAGTATTTTTCAGAATATCCACCACATTGAATCAATAGGGTTTTAGCCTTTTTGCTAAGTTTCTTAAGAATTCGTTTGCTCATCCCCGCCTCCGTATATTGATTCGTAATCAGCAATTGCATGAAGCAACTTGTATCCAGCAGATTCAGGTTTATCTTTGCAATGAGACAAGTCATATAGTTTTAAGTCCTCAATGCCACCCCATGATTCAACCAAATCAACCGACTCCACAAGACGTTTAAGCTCAACCAAATCTACAAAATACTTCTCACGATCTGCTGGGCTGATTTCTACACTTTGACCACATTGGAACTCATAACCCTCATTCCATTCAGTTGCGTTAGAAGGGGCTGAATCTACGATTTCCTTCGCGTATTGCAGTCCTTTATCTCTAATCAATTTAGTTGCTTTCATGGCTGGCTCCTTTCTCATCAAGCTCTTTACGCGCCAACCACCACAAAACCACCGCACCGCAAAGTACTGCTGTTACACACGAAATGAGTAAGCCCCATCCCAAAAACTCGAATTTGGTCATGCTGATTTCTCCCAACTGACGTCTATCAGGCTTGGTCTAAACACCACAACACAGCAACCAAAAGGTGCATTCGTTTTAGAACCGCCAAACTTTAAGCGGCCACGAATAAAATGAATTTCACGACCCAAACAATAGTCTTGAAACCATCGGGCATCAGTTCTTACTGGAACGAGTGCAACTACCGTATGCCCTTTACTTGCTGTTTCCGCTGCCTTAGCAACCCAATCGATGATTTCTTTGCCGTAAGGTGGATTCATCCAGCATGTCCCAGTCCACTCTTGCTTTAGACCATCAATTTCAGGTGTAAAATAACGTTCACATTTAGCGTTTTCAGGCAGAGCACAAACGTCTAAATCAAAGTTAAATACTCGATCCAATTTTTCGAAAAAATCTTGCGGCGTAGCCCATACATCAGTTCGATCATCAGCTAATCCAAATAACTTATTTTTTGTCATGGAATTCATACATTCACCCCATCAATCAATTGCTGAATATTTCTAGGAATTGGCATGCCCTCCCGGCGGCACATCTCGACGTATTCGTGCGGATTGTCAAAAGGATCTGGCCCTAATTCCTTTGTAAGCTCAGGCTCTTTTTCCTTAGCCTTAAGCTTTTGTACTGGTGCAGGTTTACGACCATTGATTTTTAACCGTTCCATCAAAGATTTGAGATGCTTTTGCGCTTCGTCATTGCTTACTGGGGTGTGTTCAGGTTCTTTATGCTCTAGTTGTAGCGGTGGAGTGTAAAACTCTTGCTGACGGCCTTTTAACTGAGCTTTAGCAACCATCACGTTGTAGGTCCCGAAGAAATTATCTTGAGCTGCTCGCATTTGGCCGGCTTCGATCAAATACATCACTTCGTCTAATGCATATTTTGTAATTTGTGTAATAACCACGGTACGGTCAGTCGTAAACTTACATGCACGTGACCAAGCTTCCTCTGGAGACATCCAACTTTCACCGATACACCAGGTGCGAAACTCGGCAAATGACGGCATAAAGCGTCCACCTGCTGTAAGTAAACGAGCAAGTGCGTTGTTAAATTGGTTTTGTTGAACGCCAACCAGTGTTTTAAGTGCGATTTGCTCAACCACTGACAGAGGAATTGCACTTTCGCCTGTTGCTGGAAATTGCTTATTGAACTGAGCAGCGTAAACAGTGCGAAGAGAAGCGATTAATTGACGCACTTCGTTCAAGGTAATCTCATGCATGACCTACCTCCTCAATCATTGGAAACTTTTTTGCTGGGGTTACATCCACGATTTGAGATTCGCTCTGTTCTTCAAAAAGATTAGCGAAGTAACCCGACTCTTGTGGTTTTTGACCGGTTGAAGTGATTTGCTCTTGTTTCTTGCGGTTTGCAGCAACTTGTTTCTCGTTGTTTTGAACCCAAGAGAACCACTTAACCAACCAGATGCTTGGTGTATTCAACGAACTTGATTCGTTTGCAAAGTACCAGTCACCGAAATTTTGAATCATGATTCTCAAGTCGATTTCAGGTACAGAAACAAATCTTTGTTGAGCAAGTGAGATGAAATCGTATTGAAACTCGCTGTATTCAGAAATGAATTCACGCATTGAGTAACGCTTGTGATCATCGATCTGATACTGAGCAAATTGGATTGGTGTAAATTGCGAATTTTCTTCACGCGCATTACTACTA